CACGCCGCAACCGACGAGACGATCACGGTCGCGCAGAGCTCCGCGAAGGAGATCCACGGCCCGTTCGATCTGATGCGCTTCAACGACTCGAAGAAGCGCGTGACCGTACTTATTCAAGCAGCCGTTGGCGTGACCGTCGCGGCAGTGGAGGGCTAACGATGGCCGCCGGAGACCTGACCCTATTCAACGACTTCACGAGGCAGCTCGCAGAGAAAGAGATCGACCTCGCAGACGACACCTACAAGATCGCGCTCTACACGACGACGCGCGCGCCGGTCGTGACCGAGACGACGCCAGTCTATAGCGGGACGAACGAGGTCAGCGGGACGAACTACGCGGCGGGCGGCGTCACCGTGAGCTCGAGCATGGCCGTCGGTCTCTCCGGCGCGGTCGCGAGCTGGACCGGAGGCAGCGGACCCCACGCGACCTGGAGCCAGCACGCGAGCGGCCCCACCGACATCCGCTGGGGCATTCTCTACAACGACACCGCAGCCGCGAAGCCTGCCGCCGCCTTCATCGTATTCGGAGATGGCGCAGACATCTCGCTAGCGGACGGCGACATCAGCTTCACGTTCCACGCGACAGCGATCGCGCAGATCACGCGGAGCTAGGATGCACGTCGTCCCGTTCACGATTTCGGGCTACACGTTCACGCACGTCGAAGAAGGCGACGCGCTGAACCGACCCGCGCGTGATCGCTGGACGGAGCTCCACGACGTCGCGACTGAAGCCTGGAGAGGCGAGCCCTACGAGCCCTGCGACATCAGCGAGGGCGAGACCGTCTTTGCGATCACAGACTCAAGCGGCGAGCTCTGGGGCACGTTCGCGCTCTACCGGCAACGCGCGCTCGACGCCGCCCTGCCCCACGTCGTGAGCGCGCTCGTCGCGCCTATGTTCCCAGAGCTCGACGTGGAGATCCCGGGCGAAGCGCTCGCTCCGAACGGGCTCGTCGTCAACGCGAACGAGATCATCGAGGCGGAAGAGCGTCGCGCGACGTTCTGGCGTCGCACCTTCGGCGTGATCGAGCACCTCGTCGAGAACGGCCTAGAGCTCGAAGATGGCAGCGTTCTCGAGATCGACCACATCCGGTTCCCGCAGACCGAAGACGGCGACACCGCCCAGCACCAATGGACGAACGTCCGCGAGTTCTTCGATCGGTACATGAAGCTCGTCGTCGAGTTCGACGCGAACGATCGAGCGCTGCGGACCCTCTCGATCTGGAAGCCGGTCGATCCCGATTCGTCACGAGCTCGGGGAGCGTTCGATGCCTGAAACAACGCTCGCGCCTGCGATCTCGGCGAACGCGAACACCACAACCGGAGACGCCCGCGTCGGACTCGGATCGACAGGCGTCCCTTCGGCGCTGCTGACGTCGATCGGATTCGGTCACGACAACGCAGTGAAGAACTCGACGAATTACGGCTACGTCTCGCACTATGACACGAGCTCGATCCCGCTCGACGCCGAGGTGACGAAGGCAAAGCTCGAGATGAAGGCGTCGGACGCGGACTCGGTCGCGACGGCGATCGACATCGACGTCCTGGCGCTGAACGTTCGACTGAACCAGAACGACTCGGTCGTCTTCGAGAGCAACCTACTTTACGAACCCCAAAACGGAGCTTACCCGTCTTCGACGGCGCTCTGGTCGAACGGGAACACGACGACCTTCGACAACCCTCGCCTGATCGCGTACCTGAACATCCGCCACGGGCTGCACGGTTACGCGCAAGCCTGGACCGCAGACAACGCGAGCGGCGAGACGCTCGATTATCACTGGTTCCGTGCTGCTCGCGTCGGGAACATGACGAGCCTCGACACCTACCTGCGCGCGAACGTCTACACCGCGACCGGAAGCGCAGGCTCTTATCAGAAGGGGACGCTCGTCGATACCGGCGTCGCCCGCTCGCTGACCACTCTCCCGGCGACAACCGAGGCGGCTTGGTACTGCGCGGCGAGCGGCGACTTCACGCCGACGCACGGGACCGTCTACATCACCGAGATCGTCCTCGAGGGCGAGTTCGAGGCGGGCACCCATCAGGTCCGATTCCGCGCGCATCACGCCGCATCGAACGCATCGACCGAGAACATGCTCGCGCTCGCTCACGACGGAGAAAACGGAGACAACGACACCGACCCGCGCAAGCTCCAAGGATTCGGCGGCGTTAGCTGCTGGCGCGACAACGGACAGATCCAGAACGCCTCGATCGCGGGCAGCGGCGACGCGAACCAGAACCTCCCCGCCTTCACCGCGAACACCGTCTACGCCCTGGGCGACGCAAATTACGACACCGACCACACGCTCGCGAATTTCCGAACGGATCTCTCGAGCGCGCTCGGAGCTCGGACGGCGACGACGCAGTGGGTCGGCGTGCGCCTGCAAGACTTCACGACGACGACGAGCGGAGCCTGGAGGCGCGTCCACACATCGTCGGGGACGACCGAGACGCGCGACTCGCTGAAGGGCGTCCTGCTGACGCTCACATGGCACCAACCCCAGCCGATCACCGTCACCGGCCTGAACGGGACCGTCGAGGTCACGCCGCAGATCGACCGAGAGCAGACCGCGACCGCAGCGGTCGCGACGAGCTCGCTCGCTGGCACCGTGAACGACGCGCTCGCTCTCGAGCAGAGCTCGGTCGCGGGCTCGAGCACGAGCTCGCTCGCCGGAACCGTGAACGATGCGCTCGCCCTCGAGCAGACCGCGCTCGCGGCAAGCACGACCAACTCGCTCTCGGGCAACGTAAACGCAGCGAGAGCTCGAGCGCAGAGCGACGTCGCTGCCTTACTGGCGCAGAGCGCGCCCGCCGTCGTCACCTGGGCGGCGCTCGCGGAGCTCGTCACCGCGACCGGAACGGGCACCTCGACGGCGTCGCTCTCAGGCTCCGCGACCTCGACGCACGCACTACTGACGGGAACCGGGACGTCGTCCGTCTCGATCTCAGGGAGTTAGCCATGACCGAAGACCAGAACATCACGCACGTTCGAGGCGACGACCTCTCGATCTCGGTCACCGTCACGCTCGACAACTCGAGAACGCTCGACGGCTCCGAGAGCTGGAAGTGGGTTCTGAAGACGAACGCAGGCGCGCACGCGCTCGTGACGAAGACGGACTCGAGCGGCATCACCGTAGACGGCTCGACTCATCAACCGACCGTCGTGCTGACGCCCAGCGACTTCGCGATCTCGAGCTTCCCGAACTCGGTGAACTCGAAGACGTTCGTCCACGAGCTCGAGATGACGAAGAGCACGAAGGTCGAGACCGTCACGCGCGGAACCTTCACGCTCGTCTCGGATGTCGCGGTCTGATGGCAGAGGGGAACGGCGAGCTCCGCCGGATCTTCGCAGCGGTCGCGACCGCCGCGATCCTGGGCGCGTGGACGTTCGCCGCGACGCGCGCGAGCTCGCAAGACATCGAGGTCGTCCGGGCCGAGATCGAAGAGGTCGAGAAGGAGGCAAAGGAACGCCATGTGGAGCTCGCTCGTAAAGTGGATTCAATCGCGCAGAAGATCCAGCTCGAAGCCGTCGCCGCCGCCGCCTTCCGGGCAGAGGTCCGCGCCGCCCTGGAGATTCGCGATGGACGTGAATGATCCGCTCGCGAAGCAGCTCCACCTCGAGTGGGGCGCGTTCTGGGTGATCGTCAATGAAGGGTGCAGGCGCTTTGGCGGCTCGGTCGTCTCTGGCATCCGCAGCGAGACCCGGAACGTCGGCGTCGGCGGTCACCCGGAGAGCCGTCACCTGAAGGGGCTCGCCGCCGACGTGACCTTTCTGCCGGATCGAGAACGCGACGCGAGAGAACGCTGCGACGAGTGCTTCGCGTTCTTCTACGAGCGCGGGCTCTACGGCTACCAAAAGCCCAGCGGAACGTCGCTGCATATCCAAGATCGGAGCGCGAAAGCTCCACAGTAGAAGGAGATCGAAGATGGAGAACAAGTGGATCGGATTCAGTCGATCACTCTGGAGCGCGTTCCTGCCGGTCGCGCTCATCGTCGCGCGGATGTTCGGGCTCGAAGGAGCTGACCAGCTCGGCGAGATCGCGACGCGCTCGATCGACTCGGTGATCGTGATCGTCTCGCTCGTGCTTCAGTTCCTCCACCAGAGGAATCCGCAGCCGACGAGCGCCGCATCGTAATAGACAAGATGGCGAGCTCGTCACCACTGACGATCGTCGTCATACCGGACTCGCACGCAGAGCCCGGGCAGGATCTCTCGCGCTACTCCCTGCTCGGGCGACTGATCTGCGACGTCTTCTCGAAGACGCCCGGCCCTCACGTCGTCGTAAACATCGGCGACTGGTTCGACCTTCCCAGCCTCGGTTCCTTCGACCGCCCTGGCTCGAAGGCGACGGAGCTCCGCCGCTACCGGGACGACATCGAAGCCGGTCTCGAGGCGCAGCGTTTGCTCTGGAAGGAGGTCGAGGACTACAACCGCTGGAGGCGCGGCGATCACGTCCTCGAGATCGAGTGGCACTACACGCTGGGCAATCACGAGGCGCGGATCTCGAGAGCAATCGAGAGCGATCCCGCGAAGCTCGAGGGAGTGATCTCGCTCGACGACCTGACGGAGAGCTCGCCGATCCCGTGGACGGTTCACGACTTCCTTCGTCCCGTCTTCCTCGGAGGCGTCGCGTTCAGCCACTACTTCACGAGCGGCGTCATGGGTCGCAGCGTCGGAGGCGAGAACCCTGCGGCGACGATCCTGCGGAAGCAGATGACGAGCTGCGTCCAAGGTCACACGCACACCTTTGACTTCGCAGAGCGGACGCGCGCCGATGGTCAGAAGATGAACGCCCTCGTCTGCGGCTGCTTCTTCACCCACACGGAGCAATGGGCAGGGCCGCAGGTCAATGCGCTCTGGACGCCGGGAATCGCCGTGCTGCGGGAGGTGCTCGATGGGCAATTCGACCTCGAGTGGTGGAGCTGGAGACGACTGCTCAAGCAGTTCGGTTGATCTGCGAAAGCTACTCGTGTCCTTCAGGGAGCGGTTCGATCCGCTCTACCCGGTGATCCTTCGCCGCGCGTCCATCGGTGACGCCTGGGGCGATACCGCCGTCGTCCTCCGCAAGGGAGAGCCCCATCTCCTGATTCGCGTGGAGAAGGGACTCTCCCCTGAAGCGCAGTTCTTCGTTGTGATGCACGAGCTTGGTCACTGCTTGCAGTGGCGGGCTAACGAAGGTTCTCGCGAAGACGACCACGATGCAGAGTTCGGCCTCGCTTACGCAAAGCTATGGTCGACCTTGATCGGGTCGGGGTGACGACGATCTCGCCCTTTCCGCAAGTTCGACACACGCCCGCGTAGTCCCAGTCGTGACCGCTTGCCGAGTGCAACCCGCCGTAGCGCCAAAGGTGTTTGCGAATCCAGCAACGTAGTCCCATCAGTTGGACTCCCCAGATGAAGAAGGTTCCGGACGAAGAGCGCTCACGACTATGAAGAGCGCCTGGCTAGTCGCTGAGCGCATATTCTGCTCGGCTGTCAGCTTCAGCCTCTCCCACTCGTTCTCTGTCAGGTGAAGAGTCAAGGGCTTCTTCTCTCCCTTGGAGCGTCCCCGGTGTAGCTTCGTGGCCATCTCAATTCTCCTTGAACAGGTGTCGCTCGTAGGCGTTCTGCATCTCGTCAATGTCGCGGTCGTCAATGTCGCGATCGATGTCCGGGTCGTCGTCGCAGCGGCAGCGCCGCAACTCCCGATCGCAGTCGTCGCAGTAGTCGTCTCCATCCAGATGCCGGTCGATGTCGTCCTGAGTGCATCCCGGCGGCAGATTGCTCGGCATCATTTCCCCTCCCATGTTTGGACACAGATCTTCACGTCCCATCCGTTGTCCCCGTCCACCGGCGGGTCTAGTTCGGCAGAGAGGATGCGAATCACGGAGGCCACGACTCCGGGCCTCTTGTTGTAGATCCCCGCAAGCCTCTCGGCTTCTTCGTGCTTCATACTCCCGCCCTCCCCTTCGGCGAGAACCCGCCACCGCGAAGCCAGTCGGCCAGGTCCTCGGCTTTGTCCATCATCCCCTCGTGATCCCCTGCTCGAGCGCAGTCGATCAGTTCCTCCAGACACTTCGTCGGGTCCATCAGACTTTCTCCTCGTCAGGCTCTTCGTTCAGTACGACGCCAAAGCCATTTGCCAGGTCCCGTGCGTCAGCCAGGATGTTCCGGGCGTTTCGCATGTCGCCCCTTCTGTCAGATCGGAGTCCGCCGAGCGTTCCGTCAATCAGCTCGATGGCTCGCACGCACGCCGCATACAAGTCAGGCGCAGCGCTTATCAGGAGACCGTTGGAAAGTTGCTCGCGAAGAGCGCCAGGGCTCCCTACTTCGCCGTCCCCCTGATAGATCCGGGCAATGCTCTTGATCTCCCCAGCGCCGGGGACGGCTTCCTCTTCCGGTCGCTTTGCCTCGAGCGTTGCCCACTCCACGAAGGGACTTCCGTTCCACTGTTTGGCCGAGCTGGGAAGTCCCGACCCATGCCTGCGAAGACTCCACTTGCCCCTTGTCGCGCAGAGGACTTCGTACTGCTTGCGCATTTCAGATCTCCTTCCGGCTAACGATGACGACGCGCGTCTTCTCGTCCAGAATCGTGGCCTCGTGAAACGACCCTCGCTCCATCATTGCGTGGGCGTGGGAGTAGGGAACCAGCCGCTCGAGCGGGTCGGCGTTTCGGGTTTCGCGAGTCCGAAGGATCACCGTCGTCCCGTGATCGGTCGGCTCGTTGTAGGAGAAGACGTTCGTGATCGGAGGGCTCATGCCTCACCTCGTTTGTCGGCGATCTGGTTCGCCGGGTTCGTCCAGGGCTTGTTTACATTCCAAGTGTGGTCGGTCCTGCAGACTTCACAGCGTCGGTATTCAATGCCGCCGAGATGTCCTGAGGTCACGAGTTCGCCACCGCACCGGTGACAAACGTCCTTCACGGAAAACGCTTGGTCTGACTTTGCGGCTTCATAGAAGGCGTGCTCTTGAGCCAGATCGCCCATCGTGATCTCGCCGCGGCCGTAAGCTGCGACGGCCTTTGCCAGTTCGTTGGCTGCACGACTCATGCCTCACCTCCCGTCGCCTTGTTGATTGCATCGCGCAAAGCCAGAAGAGCCTTTGCCCGTGGGCTCATCGGTCTCCGCGGGTTGATGGCAAACGGATCTGCCGACAAGAGCTGCTGCGCAGCCTTGAGCAAGTCCGGCGCGGCAGCGATCAGCGTCGCGTGACTTTCCCGAAGGTTGGTCGCGATGTAGTGCGGTCCGTCAATGCCGTGATGGCTGCCGTTGACTTCCCACGTCTCTGCGGTGCTGCGTCGGCAGGACCACGGGCCCGGGTTGATGAATTTTCTGGTCATTAGTTTGCCTCCCACGAGGACACCTGGCGTGCAATCTCCAGTGCGTCCTCTTCCGTCAAGTGGAGTTCAGTGGTTTCGAAGTCGTCGCCGTTGAACTCGAGTTCACGCGGGTCCATTACTTCCCCTCCTTCTGGAAGGGAGGAATCCCGCGGATATGGTCTGCGGCTTTCTGGGCTTGCTGCGCAGCGTCAATGACGATCCGGGGATCGTCGCGCAGGGCTTTCTTCCAGCTCTGGATGTACGCGGCAGCGTTCTCTACCGTGTCCTTCCGCTGAAGGCCGGAGATGCCACAGAGGAAGGAGGCCGTGAACTCGGCCACGAGTTCCTCCCGCGCATACTCGTGACTGCGGAACTTCGCTGCCCGGTTGACGCTCTTCCTCTTCAGCCGGGACGTGTGCCCAGTCGCGTGACCCAGCTCGTGGAAGACAGTTGCGAAGTAGGCGGAAGCGTCTGTGAACTCATCAGGATGAGGAACCCTGACCGCGTCCTCCGGCGGGATGTAGCAAGGCTGGTTCCCGCCGTGAGTGAACTTCGGCCCGTCAGGATTGCCGGGCTGAATAAAGTCGTCCACAAGCTTCTGGGCGACTTCCGTCCCCGACATATCAGTCGGCTCACTGACCGAGTCCGGAGAAGACGTGTCTTCCACTCCTTCGCACTGGCCGACGTTCCAAACCCGGAAGGATCGAAGAAGGGGATAGGTAGACTTCTTCCCCGTGTTCTCGTCTTCCTTCTTGACCCAGTTCCAATAGATGACGTTCGCGAAGCGATCCAGCTGATCCTCTTGGATCACTCCTCCCCGCTCTTCGGTCTGCTTCTTCGTCAGCCAGGTGGGCGACTCGAAGCGTCCTCCCATCATGGAAAGCCAGAAGACGTTGAAGCCGCGATAGGCGGTGCCGCGAATGTTCCGCGGCATTCCGGCGTGCGGGTTCCACGTTCGCAGCCAGGGGATCTCCCCTTCATCCATCCGGGCGATGACTTCGCGAGTGACACTCTCGTAGATCTTGGCGCTCATTAGTTCCACTCCTCGTCGTCTTCGTCGCCGTCGTTCCAGAAGTCGTCGCCTTCTTCGGACTCCACTTCGTCGTCGTCCCCGATGTTCCAGCCCACTTCTTGCATCACCGGGAGAAGGAGGTCGAAGGGGGCGAGGAACCCTTCACGGGCATAGCCGAACCCCTGCTCGGGAGCCCGCTCACTCGGCGCAGCATCGTCGGTCCCGTCCTGTCCAACACAGGATGTCCAGCAGGACACATGCCAAGCGTTCGGGTTTCGGGTGAAAGTCTCGTTCGGGTTCTTGCGGTCGAAGACGTCCCACTCGGTGCTGTCCTCCATGAGGACGACCCCATAACCGGAGTAAACTCCGACGTGGTCATCGATCCGGACGTACTCCGCTGGACGAAGGTCACGGCCGCAATTCGGGTTCTTGCAGATCCAGGAGAACTGACCCATTAGATCAGGCCCTCCTTGCGAAGCGCCTCGGCGACCAGTTCAAGAGCCTTGCGAGGGTTCTTGACACACCTGCCATTGGAGCGGGTTTCGTAGAGGAACTCGAAGCACCGAGTCGCCAGCTCCGATGCAGATTCCTCGGAGGTGTTCTCGTGCTGACACCAGGCGGCGGCCTGTTGCTCAGCCTTGTAGGTCTGCACGATGTCCCCGACCGCAGCGAACCCGTTCTCCGGGTTGTGGTAGTGGTTGAGATAACGCTCAACCCGACCAGCCAGATACTCGGCTTCCTTTTCGCTCAGGGCGTTGCTGTCGTAGATCCAGTCGGACTGCTGAGTTCCGGAGCTGTCAATCCAGTAGCCGAAGATCCCGAACTCCTCAGTCTCTTCCCCGTCGTCGTTGACGAAGGGAGCCGGCATGAGATTGATTCTCGTTGCCTTCATCTTGTTGCCTCCTGCCGGGCGGGTGGTTTGAAGTGCCCGACAAGGGAATACTGCCCTGAAAACAGGATACCGCCACCTGAAAACAGTTTATTGACCAATTATTTTTGGGTCGCTGTATCGCTTCCTGGGCGCATCTCTGGGGTCTTCGGGTGTGCTAGTACCCGGCAGGAATCAAAGACGCGACACGGGGCGTCCTGTGGCTTCTGGGGTGGGCTCAGAGGATGGGGAGCTCGAGGAGGAGACCAGGCGGGGGGTCTTCTAAAAGAATCCAGCTCCGGGATGGGGGCGGCGATAGGACTGGGTCGGCCCGGGTAAGTACCCGGAAACGCTTAGGAATGGTGCTGGTTCGACTCCAGTCCCGGGCACCACTAGACCCTCGGAATCGTTGAGGAAATTCGGCTCCCCTCTTCCCTGGGGGGTTCTTCGGGTGTAGGGTCGCCGCCATGGACCACCCGACTAGACGTATAGGATGGGTCTCCTCTAAAGGTGGGGACCGATACGAGATCGACTTCCGAGAGCTTGGGAGGATCTCCTCCCTTGATGGCGTGACCTTCCGCGGGGACGAGGGGAAGATCCTCGCGACGGGAGTTCTTCGCGCGATCGAGTCCGCAGTCGCACGGGGGGAAGCGCTCGAGTCCGTTGTCGCACGCTATCGGCCCCACTCAAGGAAGAGGGAGATCGTCGCTGCGTTCTCTCGCTTCGTCTCGCATGTCGAGGACCTGGTTGAAGCTGGCGACCGGAGCGAGAAAACTGCTCGCGAATATCGTCGCCTCCTTCGGACGGAGCTTCCTTGGTGGCAGAAGAGAACTATCGACGAGATGACCTTTGCTGCGCTCGAGGACTGGGACCGCTCGCTCGTGGTTCGCAAGCTCTCGCCGAAGAGCAGGAAGAACTATCTTGGAGCCCTTCGCGCAGCCTGCTCATGGCTGGCACGACGAGGCGAGCTGAAGAGCGTCCCGCCGTTCCCTCGAGTGGAAGTCCCTGAACATCGGCCGACCATCCTGCCGCGCGAGGTTGTGGACTTCTTGCTCCGGCAGATCCCAGAGAAGCAGCGAGGTCCGTACCTCCTTGCGGCTCGCATGGGTCTACGACCTGGGGAAGTTCGTGCGCTCGATGTCAGCGACGTGAGTCGCAGCGGGAAGATCTGGAGACTGAACGTCTCCAAGGCTGTGCAAGGTCCCCACTCTGGCAGCAAGATCGGACCGACGAAGAACCGGCGCGACCGGGTCCTGCCTGTCCACCCTGAAGTCAGAGAGTGGCTCGAGCATCACATCGACTGGACTGGTCGACTACGACGAGCGCCGCTCTTCACAAACCCAGTCTCGCACAAGCGCTTGAGTCACACGCAATTCTACGAGGTCTGGTATAGGGTCCGGCAAGGAGTCACCGATGCCAGTCTCTACCAGGGAACCAAACACAGCTTCGCCAGCGATGCACTCGAGTCAGGAATCGACATCAACCGCATCCGAAAGTTCCTCGGCCACAGCGACCCGCGTTCGACAGAGCGCTACGCCAAGCTCAGCGACAAGAGTCTCGACATCTTCGCCGAGCGGTAGCTGCCCTGGCTGCTCTGCGGATCTATACGACCGCGGCTGCAAGAGACGCTGTGCCCGATGCGGCTACTTCGAAGACTGCTCGAACCTGATTTAGAAGGCCGACCAGGCTGTCGCATTCTTTTTTGAGACCGAGCAGCGTCGCGTCCCTACCCTGACAGCTCGGCCAGCCCGCTCGAGTTCGGGAAGGCGTTTCCAAGCGCCGTCGATTTCTTTGTAGACCGCAATCTCTCTCCCTGTCACTGGACGCTTTGCCTCGCGCAATGCGCAAAGAACATCGCTTTGCGCCTTGTTGAGCTTTGTCCCACGGATCTCGCGGTAGGCTTCAATTGAAGTCCTCTGGACTTGAGGGCGCATGTCAGACCTCGTCCTTCCACATAGCAGCCCAGTCGTCAGGACCGAGCCCCGTCAACAAGAACTCGCGCTCGCTGTCCGTCAGCTCTGGGAACATCTCCTGGACCAGAGGGCACTCGTTGCGCTTGGTCAGGAATCGCTCGATCTTTTCGTAGGTCGTGTTGAGGAGAAGAGTCGTGGTCTTTCCCGTGACCGGGTTTGGTCGCATCAGGCACACGCCCGCCCGTCGGAACCCGTAGTCCTCAGCGCTCATTTCGGAACTCCTTTCGCCTCAAAAAAAAGGCCCGTTGTTCGTCACCGGAGGGCCAAGCCGGGTGGAGGCGGCGAACTTCGCCGAGACGCTTAGGCCGACAGATCCAGATCCGTCAGCGGAGACCAGCACCATTCTTGGCGGTCACACCATTTGCAGTAGGCGCAGCTCCTCGAGCGTGCAGCCTTCGGCCTGGGAGGCGGGAGATCCCCTTCGGCTGTGACCAGGGCGCTCTGCTTTTCGAGCTTTGTCGCATAGTCCAGGTCGTAAAGGATTCTCTCCGCGTAGAGTTCCGAATTGTCTTTGCAGTAGACGATGACAATCGCGTCCTCTACGCCCTCCGGCAGAGTGTGGAGATACGCCTGGACCTGGGCCGCATAGTTCGGCGACCAGGCCGCATAGCCGACCTCCTTCAACAGCTCGAAGCGCTTCACGTTCGAAGACTTGATTTCGAGGAGGGACTTGCGGGGGATCACATCCTCGCTCCAGATGATCCCATCGATGTGGCCGATCCAGCGGCCGTCGCCGCCGACGCACTCGAGCTGTTGATCCGTGACGAGGAACCCAGCTTCCTCGAGGATGCGGATCACTTCGTCCTCGATTGCGTGACCCAGACCAAAGATCCGAAGAAGGCCTGGCTTCCATGCGAATCCCTTCCCCTCGTCAATGGGGAGTCCGCGAAACGCTGCCCAGCGCTCACGCCAGCATCGCCCGGCAGATGACATCCGGTCGATGCCCGTCGGCTCCTCTTGACTTTGCGCCTGCTTCGCCCGCTCATTCTCCATGAGCGTCTGGTCGATCCGGCTCAGGATATGAGGAGCCAAGATCACGAAATTCTCTTGCATGGCGACCCTCCAAAACCGCCGGGAGAGTGGACGCGGGAGGCAACCACGCGCCCACTCCATCCCGGCGGCCCTCACCCCTGCGGCGAGGTAGTTAGTCCTAGAAGGGGATGTCGTCGACGAGCCCTTCGGACGTGGGCGAACTCGTCACCACTTCGGGAAGCGCCGCAACGGGAGTCGCGCCGTTCGCCATCGAGTAGTTGCGAACCCGGTTCTCGAAGCCGTCCGCGTCCCCGAAGCTCGCGTCCTTTGCCTTGGCCCTGACCAGGTCGACGATGACCATCTTCCCCTCGAGCGCTTCGGTGCCGTCCGTCCGGAGGAAGTCCCGGCCGAGACCGCAAGCGTCGCTGAGCGATGCGAGATGCTCGAGGGCGATCTCCACCGCCTTCGGGTTCGGGTTCTGAATGTTGAAGTTCTGCCAAAGGTGGCGACCGCTGAACTCCCCTCCTGCGTGCGTGAACTGCACCTTGAGATAGACGCCCGTCCCAGCCTTCGTCTTCTTCAGATCGCTGCTGACGATCATCATCCGGTACTCCCCGGCCGGGAACGCGGCGAAGTCGCCGCCCGTCATGCTGGTGTCGATCCCGCTCAAGTCGATGTCGAACTTCGGCATTACGCTGCCTCCTTCTTCTGAGTCTTCTTGGTGGTTCCCTTCGCCGCCTTGATGTTGGCGACGATTCGCTCGCGGATCACAGACCATCCGTTCTCCGCGGGAATCTCGATCTGCGCGGGAAGTCCAAAGCGGTTCCCCGCGATGTAGCTCCCGTTCTCCTGCAGGTTGAGGAAGCGACTCCCCGTTGCCATTGACGTGCGAACGGTGCGGTCTTCCTCTCCCCTGTCGATCGCCATCTTCTCGACTTCCAAGAAGCCAATGATGTCGACCCAGCGGCACCAGATCTCTCGGGACCGCTTGTGCATCGCGGGCTCGACCCTCGAATAGTCTCCGAGGATCGGGTCCGGGTAGTGCTCATTCTTGGCGTGAGCAATCACGAAGACGTTCATCTTCTTCTTGCGGCAAGCCTGAAGCGCTTCGACGTAATTGCCCATGAGGGTCTCGACGGCCAGGTAGCCTTTGCCGTGCGACATCTCGCCGATGTTGGCCTTGCCAGCTTCGGTCGAGACCTTCTTCCGAGCCAGCTCCTCGAGGACCGACAAAGAGTCGACTCCGATGCTCTTGAAGTCGTGGTCTTCAGTGGCGACTTCGACGACCTGGGCAAGGGCTTCGTCGAAGTCCTTCGGCATGGGGAGCGCCGTCGTCTTCAGAAGACCGCGACCCTCCTCGAGCGGCTGCATGAGAAGTCCGTCCACGGAATCGACCAACGTCGTCTTCCCGGACTTCTCCGGCCCGTAGATCAGGACTGCCAGGCTCTTTGCCTGAACTCCTGAGGTAGCTTGAGAAAGAAAGGTTCCCACAGTTTGCCTCCTATTAATTGCGACCCTAAAACAAGAATCGCTGTTCATTGGACTCGTAGAGTGTAGCCCGTTTTCGGGCTACCCGAAAGCGAAAAGATGGGCGTGATCTAATCAGGCCTATTTGATAGTCTCGGAATCAAAGGGGAGGCAGCCCATGGACATCAATACGGGCAGTTACACAATCAGGGTTCAGCAAGCGCATGGGCCGGACCTTGAGGCAATCTTTCGAGACATCCTGCGCGCATGGATGAAGGATGCGAATCGCTCGCCGGAGCATGTCGCGCGGGAGACGGAGCAGCCCGTCGCGAAGATCCGCGGCTACCTGAAGGGCAAGCCGATTCCGCTCGACTTCGCCTCTCGGATCTGCGCGATCTCAGGCCTGTCGTTGCACGACCTACTTACCGGGCATAAAGCCTACGACGAGTCCCCGTCCCAGGTCGTCTCGATCAAGGACGCAATGCTGCACCGTCTTGGGACGATGATGTCGGCTGACGACGTTCGCGTCCTCTATGACTGGATGTTCCTGTTGAACGATCACCCGGAGTTCGCGGTGGCGGTCAAAAGCTCAACGAACGTCGCCTTCCTCCTCGCAGAGGAGAATGGGATCGACACCGCGGCAGCTCGTGAGACTCTTAGAAAGATGTACGATCGGATCGCTGCGGCTGCTACGAGGCGCGAACCGCTCAGCGACCGCGGCTGATCTGGCGAGCTTCTTTGCTGACCTTGCTCGAGTCCAGGCCTTGCGCTGCCGCTAAGTTGTGGACCATCTCGTTCATATTCTTGATGAATCCAGGCAAGACGTTGAGCTGATTTCCAATCATCACGGTCTCGAGCAGCGTCGCCATTGAGTCCGCAGGAAGCGAGTTCCGCAAGATCTGCCAGGTTCGATCCGCCGATCGACTCTCTCCATAGTCCGGGTGCATTTCGAAAAGCTCTCCCGGTCCCATGTCCAGCGCAATGCACATTCGCGCAAGAGTCTCTACTCGAGTCCCCTGGTCCATTCCGTCGTCGATGAATGCGGCGAAGGTTTGCTGACGCACGCCCAGGCGCTGGGCCATCGCTCGAGTGGAGAGTCCCCAAGCATTCTTGAGATCAATCACGACTCCCCGGAGAACGTCATTCAAGTCGGGGCCGGTTCGCTTTTCGCGGCGGCCAGAGTCCAGGATTTCGACTTCTAACGTCTTGAGCTTCGGGCGTCGGGTTCGGTTAGCCAAGGTGGTTCCTTTGGTCGCGAGCTGTTTTCGGGGTCCCAATGGAACCGAAAACGGGTTATAATGCTCGGTCTATGACCCTTGCAACATACCTAAAACGAGAAGGACTGTCGCAAACAGCTTTCTCTAGGCTTTCTGGAGTCACTCAAAGCCGCATCAATGCCATTTGCCAGGGAGAAGGGACGACCGCTCTGACCGCTCTTCTTGTGATGCGGGCAGCTCCAGAGGTTGGGCTGATCGACTTGATCGGCGAGGAGAAACGAAGGTTCCTCGAGCAATCGGGCGGATTCATTGGCTGATCCCCAACTCGAGAACGGATACACGCGCATTGCCGACGAGCTTCTTGAGGCGTTGTGCCGTGCGCAGCTGACCGCCCGGCAATACAGCGTTGTCCTGGCCCTGGTCCGGAAGACTTACGGATACGGGAAGAAGCGGGACCAGCTCAGCGCCAGCCAGCTCGAGGAACTGACAGGGATCGCTCGCTCCAAGATTCCCGCAGTCCTCACCGAGCTGGCGCGACTTCGCGTGATCGAAATCCACGGGGAGAGACGCCACGGGAAGATCCCCACGCTGTCGATCCAAAAGGATCATTCGCGGTGGGGTCTGAAGCATTCGGAAGATGCCCCCAAGTTGGTAGCAACTGAGATGCCCCCAACTCGGCTCCCAGATGCCCCCAAGTTGGTAGCACTAGATGCCCCCAAGTTGGGGGCACACAATAGAGAAGAAACAATAGACAAGAAAGAAAGTATAAAGAGCGTGAAGCGGGTGCGCTTTGGGAAGCTCCTTCCTCTTCTTGCTCCGGATACTGTCGACGCTTGGATCGCCATTCGGCCAGGCGGTCGCGAGTATTCCGCCGACGAAGTTCAAGCCTTCTACCTCGCTGCGCGTCCTGCTCTTGTCGCTGCGGACAAAGAGCCTCTTTCATCTGCGCGAAAATTATTCGCCTCGGCGAAGCCACATCAAGTCCGGCAAGCGGTCCTGTGGGTTGAGACGCAAGCCTTGGAGGCAATGCGAATCTCTGACGACCGCGCGTTGGATTCTTTTGATGACTTCGTCGAGGCGTTTGGTCTTCATCAATAGAAAACAGTAAGGGGGCAGCAATTGACCGAGATTGAAGAAGTCCAGAAAGTCGCGGAGTCTCACGGGGAGAAGACGGCGCTCGAGATGGTCGCATTCCTTCGCCAGATTCAGGAAGACTACTCGCTCGAAGCGCTTGCCTGGTATTACCAGAATGGGATTGCATATCACGGCGTGGGCGACTTCCTCGAGGCTTTCCGCAATGACGAAGGGATCGAGGATCTTCGTGCTGAAGTCCACGGCATGGCGGCGAAGATCGAGACACTACCCGGACGGCAGCTACTTGCCGAACTTCGTGCGGGATTGAACACCCGACTTGATCCAATCGAGTGGCAAGACGCCGATGACGTCCACATGGAGGATTCGCCTCACTTCCCATCGAGCTGCGCGCCCATCGACGAGATCCTTGACGGCAAGGGGCTTTACGGGGTCACGACGATTGCGGGAGCGCCAAAGGTCGGGAAGTCCTTGATGGCACTCTCGTGCGCGATCGAAAGCGCACGCGCGGGCTGGCGCGTGATCTATTGCAACGCCGAGATGAGCCGCGCCCACTTCGGCCAGCGGCTTCGCAACTACATGGGGCGGGTCGATCCGATTGTCGCAGAGCAGCTGAAGATCGCTCACGTCACAACAGGAATCTCGCAGAGCTTCCTTTTGGATGCTCTTGTCGATGAGCGGGTTGAGGCCGTAGACGACCGGCTCTTGATTGTCTTGGACTCGATCAACCGAATTGTTGACATGGGGACGACCGAGGAGAGCGAAGCCGGCTACTGGCGATTGCTTCGTGACTGGTCAGCCTGGGCGATGAACACACGCCGCTCGACCGAGGGCGCGGTTAGCTGGGTGATCGTTTCAGAGCTAGCGCAGCACGGCGGCGTCAAAGGACGCTCGCTCGAGTACCTCTCAGACGTGGTCGTCAGGATCAATGCGACCGGAACGGATGACATTGTCGAGGTCGATATTCCCTACTCCCGCGCGACGCGCGGAGGATATATCGGGGCTCTACGGCGGGACTTCAAGACCGGTCGATTCTTGCGGGGGAATTAGGCAATGCAATGCGAAGCGCTTTACCGCGAAGGGCGATGCGAAAAGGAGGCGACGCAGTTCTACATGCCGCCCGTCGACGATTTTGAAGTGACGCCGGTTCTCTTCTGTGATGCCTGCGTTCGTCTTGCGGTCAGCGAAGAGCCGAAGCGAGAGAAAGTAAGGGAGTCGGGATGAGAGTGATAGGTCTCGATCTGGGGACAAAATTAGGATACGCCTGGACCAACGACGGGAAGGTTCGCTCGAGGGATTCCGGCGTGGCCGACTTCTCTCCAAAGCGCTCAGAAGGTGGCGGGATGCGCTTCCTACGCTTTCGAACTTTCCTGGCAGAACTGGTCTACGAGCCTGCCGAGACTGTCATCTTCTACGAACTCGTCGCGCCCCAGGCTCATCGCGGAGGCAGTGCTGCCCACGTCTTCGGTGGTTTCCTCGGCGTTCTTTCGGAGTTCTGCGAAGGCTCTTCGCCACCAATCCCATACCAGGGAATCCCAATCGCGACCATCAAGCGCGAAGCCACAGGGAAGGGAAACTCGGGCAAGCCTCTTGTCTTGGCAGCCGCCTTCTCGAAGTTCGGTCCAGTCAAGAGCGAGGACGCAGCGGATGCGCTTTGGACTCTTGCCTGTGGCATGAAGGAACTAAACAAATGAGCCAGGAAGAACCTCTCGAGGAAGTCCTCGAGCCTGCAAACCACTTCGACTTGCTGCGCATCGACCCACTTCAAGCGATCAACGAGAAGTCGCGACGCGGGAGACAGCGCTATGGGGCCGAGTGGGTCGGCCATCGGCCGATCCTCGAGGCGCACGACGAGGCGCTCGACTTGGGAGCCTATCTCTTCTTCGAACTCGAGAAGGGTGAACTCGACAGGCAGCTCATCGAGGAGCTGATCCGTCAAACGCTGAACCTGATCCAAGGCGTTCGGGTAGCAGCAAAGACCTTGGAGGAGACTCAATGAGCTGGAAAGATCGTGTAAAGGAATTTCGGCGGGTTCCTGTTGCTGAGCTACAGGCGAACCCGAAGAACTGGCGGGAGCATCCGAAGGAGCAGCAAGAAGCGCTTTCGGGGGTACTCGAGGAGGTTGGGATTGCGGGAGCGCTACTCGCTCGAGAGACGCCCGATGGTCTCGAGCTGATCGATGGGCACTTGCGTTCCGAGATGAATCAAGAAGTCGACTGGCCTGTTCTCGTGCTTGATGTCAACGAGGAGGAAGCTGACAAGCTCCTGGCCTCCATCGATCCGATCGCTGCAATGGCTCTCAAGAACGAATCCTCCTTAAATGACCTTCTCGCAGGTATTGAGGCAGAGAATGCTTCTTTTGCGAAGCTGCTCAAGGGACTCGAGACCAAGATCCCTGAGGCCCCGGACGACTTCAGCGACTTCGACGAGGACATCGAGACGCAGCACGAGTGCCCGAGCTGCGGCTACCGCTGGAGCGGCGGGGAGTGACTCTCTGGCTTCATCGTGGAGCGCATGGGTACTTCCCCGGAGACAAGAGGAACCTCGACACAGGTCCCTGCCCCACGGTTCTGGCCGGCGGCAACCTGGGAGCTGAATACTGGCTCGAGGATGATGGGAGAGAGTTCGTGCCTGATACCAGCAAGCCGGCCTATCGCGTACCCACGATGGATGAGATCCGCGCGATCCCCTGGAATGGCCTCACGGTCGCTTCGACATTCAGCGGCTGTGGAGGCTCTTGTCTGGGGTATCGCATGGCAGGCTTCCGCGTAGTCTGGGCAAACGAGTTCGTCCCTGCGGCTCAGGACAGCTACAACGCCAACAAAGCCGAGGCCTGCTACCTCGACTCGAGGGACATTCGAACCGTCAAGTCTGAAGAGATCCTCGAGCAGACAGGTCTTGCTCGAGGGGAACTCGACCTCTTCGATGGCTCCCCCCCCTGCCAGGCGTTCTCGACTGCGGGAAAGCGAGAGAAGGGCTGGGGCACCGAGAAGAAATACGAGCATGGGGCGACGCAGAAGAACGAGAGGCTCTTCGACGACTACATTCGCCTCCTCGATGGCTTGCAGCCGAAGACCTTCGTCGCGGAGAATGTCTCGGGCCTGGTCAAAGGCACCGCGAAGGGGATGTTTTTGGAGATCCTTCGAGGTCTCAAGGCCTGCGGTTACCGCGTCAAGTGCAAGCAACTCGACGCACAGTGGCTCGGCGTCCCCCAGATGCGGCAGCGCGTGATCTTCGTCGGCGTGCGAGAAGACCTCGGGCTCGAGCCTGTGCATCCGAAGCCTCTTCAGTACCGCTACAGCGTTCGCGACGCGATTCCGAATGCGCTCTTCGTGCCGTACATGACCACGGGGAAGACGCCAGTTCAACGAACGGCTGACAAGCCTTGCCCCACCGTCACCACTTTCAACGTGAGCGGGGCAGGCGACAAGATTGAAGTCGAGGGCAGTCACGAGGGATGGTACTCGGGAAGCCTCGAGGGCTATGCGACAGGCGAGGAGTGGGACAAGATCAAGCCAGGAGAAGCCTCGAAGAAGTATTTCAACCTCAAAAGAGCACATCCTGACAAGCCAAGCGGGACCATCCTCGCCTCGCATGGAACTCCTGGCAGTTCCGGCGTAGCTCACCCGACCGAGAAGAGGAAGTTCACGATCCCCGAGCTGAAGCGGATCTGCGGCTTCCCGGACGACTTCATTCTCAAGGGGACCTATGCGCAGCAGTGGGAGCGCTTGGGGAACTCGGTTCCGCCCGTGATGATGCACAAGGTCGCAGAAGCCATCCGGAGCGGAATCTTCGACAAGTGAAGTTCCCCCCGATTCGCATCTCGATTCCAGTCTCGACCTTGTGGCGAAAGCTCCACGAGTACCGTCGGAAGAGACAGCTCGAGCGCTTCCGGCAGCGTCGGAAGAAGGCTCGGGCAAGACGCTCGCGAGGTACTTCCTAAGCGCATCAATGAGGGTCTGGCTACCTGTTTTCTGATTGGTGTTTGACTGTTTTCGGTCCATCGCCTACCCCCCCAGATCAGAAGTCCCGCTCGAGCTTTGTCAGCTTTCCGGGCCTTTCTCTGATTTGCAGTGAGAAAACAGCGGAGCGCGATCATCGCCAACGAGCAGAACCTTAAGCCTTGGCCCAAAGGCGTCTCGGGGAATCCGAAGGGCCGTCCGAAGCGCAAGAGCTTCGAGACTCTGGTCGAGGAAGAACTCGATCGGCAGGTCCCTGGTGCCTCGTCGATGATCGGTCGAGAAGCGCTCGCAAGGCTCTTCGTCTCCCAGCTGCTCAGCAAGCGCAACAAAGAAGCCTTCTCCCACTACATCAAGAGGGCCTGGCCCGAGGTATCTCGCCACGAGATCAGCGCCGACGTGGAGATGAATGCGGAAATCGAAGTTGCAGCCGACGAGCTTCGCAGGCTCCTGGAGCGGGCTGAATGACGCAATCCAGGATCGAGAATCCTCGACTGCGAGAAGGGCTGCATCAGGCTTCGTCTGCGGTCCAGGCTCGAGCGCTCTACGACTGGGGCCTCTGGGCAAGGCCAAACCAGCTCGAGCCCTCTGGCGATTATCGATACTGGCTTGTGCTTGCTGGTCGAGGCTACGGCAAGACTCGAGCAGGAGTCGAGTGGGTCCGGGCTCAGATCGAGAGTGGCAAGGCCTCTCGAGCGGTAGCGGTGGCTCCTACCGCGGCCGACTGCCGCGACACCTTGACCGAAGGTCCCTCAGGCTTCTTGCAGTGCTGCCCTCCGTGGAATCGACCCACCTACGAGCCGAGCAAGAGGCGTCTCACCTGGCCGAATGGTGCCACCTGCACGCTGTACTCGGCCGAGGAAAGTGACCGCCTGCGAGGCGTCAACTGCGACCTCTTGCTCGCAGACGAGCTGGCTGCCTGGTCGAAGCCTGAGACCTGGGACATGGCGATGTTTGCTCTGCGCCTGGGGGACAACCCTCGAGCGATGATTACGACCACGCCACGGCCGACGAGGCTGATCCGGGAGCTGCTCGAGCACCGCGATGCGGTGGTCACTCGAGGCTCGACCTACGAGAACAAATCGAACCTGGCACCTCAGTTTCTCGAGGAGATCGTGCGCAGGTACGAAGGGACCAGGCTCGGGCGGCAGGAGATCTATGCGGAGGTCCTCGAGGACGTTGATGGCGCGATTCTGACTCGAGAGATGCTCGAGGCAGCGCGGGTCGAGAAGGTCCTCGAGCCTGGCCGAACCGTGGTGGGGGTCGACCCGGCTGTCACCTCGGGCGAATACGCCGACCGCACGGGGATCGTGGTGGCCTGCCTCGATGCTTCAGGAGAGCTCTATGCGATGGCCGACCGCTCGTGCCAGCTCGGGCCTGCAGGCTGGGCTCGCAGGGTCGTCGATGTCTTCCACGAGTTCGAAGCCGACCTGATCGTCGCGGAGAAGAACCAGGGCGGGTTGATGGTCGAACACACCATTCGCTCGGTCGAGACCGACGTTCCGATCTCCCTGGTCACTGCCACCAAGGGGAAGCACGTCCGGGCTGAGCCGATCCTCTCGATGTTCGAGCAAGGTCGTGCTCACACGCTCCCAGGACTCGAGACGCTCGAGGAGCAGCTCGGGCGGTTCACGCCTGAGGGATACGAGGGAGACGACTCGCCGGATAGCGCCGACGCCTTCGTCTGGGCGGCAACGGAACTCACGACGGACAAGGGGGCGCAGATCTTCTTATGAGCATCTTCTCGAGGAGAAGCGCCGAAGTCGCTCAGCCGCTCGGTGGGACCGTTTTGTCCCTGTCCAGGCTACTTGGGCACCAGGCCTATGACACGGACCCGATACGGACTGATGCAGACGCTCTGAAGGCCTATTCAGGCTGGGTCTATGCCTGTGTTTCGACGATCAGCCAGGACGTTCGAAGTTCCACATGGAACGTTTGGCAGAAGGCTGGTACCGGTCGAGAGGACTGGAAGGCGCTCGAGGAAGGTCAGGTCCCTGATGTTCTAGCTAGACCGAACTCATCCCAAACCTTCGCGGACCTTCTCGAGCTGACCCAGGTCCATCTCGACCTGGCTGGTCGAGCCTTCTGGCACCTAGTGACCGCAGGTCCTGGCGGTCGAGTGGTCGGCATCCAGCCTTTGAATCCCGATTGGGTCTCGAAGGCGGTCTACAACGACGCCAGAACCCAGCTCACAGGCTGGGAGATCGCGGTTGGAGGTTCTGGCCGAAGGACGCTGCCTGCTGAAGACGTGATCCTCTTTCGCTATCCCGACCCTGTCGATCCCGTGGGCGGGATGTCCCCCATTCGAGCCGTCGCCATGTCAGCCGACATGGACACCTATTCCCGAGCCTACGCCGCAAGCCACCTGCGGAACCACGCGCAGCCCACAGGCATCCTGACCACCGAGTCAGAGCTGACTCGAGACCAGGCCTCGACGCTCGCAGAAGCGTGGAAGGACTCGCACCAGGGCACCAACAACATCCAGGTCCTCGGCAAGGGTGCGCAGTATCAGCCTCTCAGCTCGACTATTCGAGACCTTGCCTACCTCGAGCTGAGCCGAGTAAGTCGAGACCAGATCCTCGCCGCGTACCACGTTCCTGCCTCGAAGCTCGGCCTGGTCGAGGACTCGAGTCGAGCCAACGGGGAGGAGAGCGACAGGACCTACTCGGCCCTCTGCTTGGGGCCTCGACTGAGGCGCTACCACGAACCAATTACGCAGCGAGTTCTTCCCAGGCTTGGGCTCGACTCGAGCCGGTTTTGCTTCGAGTTCGACCCGGTCGAGGTAGCCGACAAGACCTTCGAGCGCGATGCAGCACAGGCTGCCTTTCAGGCAGGCGCGATTACACTCGACGAGTATCGCGACCGGATCGGATTCGGGCCTGACCCGAACGGCCGCGGGGCAGTCTACTTCGTGCCGCTCGGATTCTCGGTGGTCGAAGAGCCTGACTCGAGCAGCCTGGCAGTCTCGAGCGATAGTCTCGAGGAGGACTCGGCGGTACTGCAAGACGCTGCTCGAGGAGAAGCAGGTCTCGGCGATAGCGTCGCGCCTGATCTGGTCCTGAATGGAGCACAGGTCGCCTCACTCGTCTCTGTAGTCGAGGCGATGATGGCAGGCACCCTCCCCTACCCGAGTGCTCTCGAAATCGTCCAGAGCGCCTTCGGTATGTCAGAGGAGAAGGCCAGGCGAATCCTCGGCCCCGAAACGAACGCCGGAATCAACGAGCCTCAAGCGGTCTCCGAGGCTGTGGATCGAGCGATGCGAAGCCTCGAGCTAGACGACCGGGAACTCGAAGACCCGAGCGAAGAGCGAATCGAGATCGCTGCGCTGCGCTTCCTCTCGTCCCAGGGCGAAGCCGAGCGCCGCATGAAGGGGCGTCTCCGAGCGTTCTTCTCCCGGATGCAGAAGGCAGTTCTTGCTGAGCTGAAGTCGAGCCCCCCTCGAGCAGCCTCACCGGCCGAGACTCGTGCTCCGATGCCCTCGCTCGAGGATGTCTTGCTTGAGTTCGACGAGGACTTGAAAGCTATTCTCTTCGAGGAGTCTTTCAGCACCTTCGGCGAAGGCTTCGAGTCTTTCAGCCAAGAGCTTGCCTCGACGATCTCCCCTGATCTCCACGTCGACTTCAACCTGGTCTCTGACGAAGTCATCGAGTGGGCTGCTCGAGAGTCAGCGAAGAAGGTCAAGGGGATCACAGCCGAGACGCTTGGCACGGTGCAAGAGATCGTCTCTTCCTCTCTTGCAGAAGGCGATTCGATCGACGGGATTGCCGACAAGCTGCGCGCCAAGTTCGACGAGTACAAAGGCGTCCGCGCCGAAACGATCGCTCGAACCGAGACAGCGAATGCCTACAACGCCGGGAAGTTCGAGAACGCTCGTGCCTTCGATGAAGCCAATGACGACTTGGTAGTGACAAAGACCTGGGTCCCAACCCAGGACGACCGGACTCGAGACGCCCATCGCTCGGGCGCGATCAAGAATTCGTCCGGACAAACTGCGCGAACGCTTCCGATCAACGAAGCCTTCTATGTCGGGGGTGAGCCCATGCAGCGCCCTCTCGACGATAACGACGGACGGACCAGCGCGGGGAACGTGATTCGCTGCCGGTGCGTTCTCATCAACGACGTGAGGGATGTCTGATGAACCTGAACGCTTCCGCTCGAGCACTCGAGGAAGAAGGCTCGATGAGCTGGTTCCGAGCCAGCACCAACGATCTCGACCGCCACGGAACCATCGTCGAACCGAGAGGAATCGACACGACGAACTTCCGAACAAACCCGGTGTTCATGTGGGGACACGACGCCTATGGCGACGGGTCTCCTCCGGATCTGGAGAATGTACTCGGTCGGGTCGTCGACTACCGCACGAGCGATGAAGCCTTCGACATCGGCGTCGAGTGGGCTGAGCACGACCGCGCTGTGATGGCGCGCGACCTGGTACGAGCTGGCTTCTTGAGTGCCGTCTCCGTCGGCTTCATTCCCGATGCGGACGGGATGACCACGCGCAGCGTCGATGGCTCGGAGGTTCCCGTCTATCAGCGCACGGAGCTGGTCGAAGTCAGCCTCGTGCCTGTCCCTTCCAACCCGAACGCGGTCGCTCTGATGCGCTCGCTTCGGATGCCCGTTTTCTCGAACCCCTCTCCGTCCCTCGAGGACGCAGATTCCGAGGGCCTCCGGGACGCAACTAGGACCCTGCTTGAGCTGGAACGAATCCGGCTTGCCCTGCGGTCCACTTCATAGGAGGTTCCATCATGGAACTCGCAACAGCAGTCGAGGAGCTGAAGGACGAAGTCCGACAGTTCGCCGACGAGACGGTGAAGCCGATTCAGGAAAGGCTCGCGTCGCTCGAAGAGCGCGACTCGGCCCCTACCGATGACTCGGTCACCGATATGGAGAAGAGGCTCATCGACAGCGAGCAGAAGCTCGCCGAGATGGGCGAGGTCATCCGACTTGTGCAGGTCAACGGCGGCATGTTGCCCGCGGCCGAAATGAAGGCGGAAGACCCCTACAAGAACCAGCTCGTGCCTCGCGTCGATGAGATGCGGAGCACCTGGGCCGAGAAGCGGACGATCGACACCGCCCTCTTCTCGTCCGACGCCGGGAAGCTCTCGACCGATACGGCCGACAGCTTCATCGACTTCTTCGTCAACGAGCAGACGACGCTCGGTCGTTGCCAGATTCGCCGCATGGCGGGTCCGCGTGGCACGATCGATCGCCTGAACTTCGCGACCGAGAAGATCCGACTGGCGACGGAGGCGACGGCCCAGGCCGTGTCCGATTCGGTCACGATCAGCCGCCGCAACCTCACCACGAACGAAATCGTCTGGACGGAGGACGTCTCGTTGTCCTTCCTCGAGGACAACATCGCCCGTGGCAACGTCGAGTCGGTCATTGCTGGCAAGCTCGGTCTGGCCTTTGGGACGGACATGAACTCGCTGGCCTGGCGAGGCGATACAGCTGAAGCGAACACGACCTTCCTGGGCGTGGACGATGGCTGGAATCACCTCATGGAAGCCGACAGCGACGTGATCGATGTCGACCTCTCGGGGAACAGCTCGGGAAGCATCTGCAAAGACAACTTCCGCACCGTGCTGAAGAACCTGCCCAACAAGTACCGGACGATCGGGGACCTCACGTTCTTCTGTCCTCCGGGCTTCGCGCAGGAGTACGCAGACGAGTATGCGGATCGCGCCACCGCTGGCGGTGATGCGGTACTCGTCGGCGGCTTCCCGAACCTTCGCTACTTCGGGATTCCGATCATCCCCGAGTCGGCGATGGTGACGAAGTCGGGCGACACGGGCGCAGCCGCGCTCGGGTCGAAGCTGCTCCTCACGCCGGTGTCGAACCTCGTGTTCGGCATCCAGCGCGACCTCACGGTCGATGCGGAGTGGAACCCGCGCAAGCGCGTCGTCGAGTACACGCTCAGCGCGCGGCTCGATCAGGAGTACGCGTTCGGTGGTGTGATGGTTCTCGGAAACCAGATCGACAGCAGCGTTCTGTAGGTGATGGGAACTAGCGTGCAAAAGACTCGAGCTGAGAAGCAAGAGCCTCGGTCCCAATGCTGCCTGGGGGAGAGGTGTGTTTGTGCGCTTGTACCTGTCGGTCGATGTCCCCTCGTGAGTTCGGGTGGTTCCTCTCACGAGGGGGCGTCGGCCTTTCCCGTCAGACTGACTTCGCTTCGGCGGTCGAAGGTGCGTGAAAGATGAGCCTCACTCGAGTCGATCAGCTCGCAGCACATCTCGGCCTTTCGTCGCCCCCCGTTCGTGCCCAGGCGACGCTCGACATTGCCGAGGCGATGGTCGCGTCCTACCTCTCGATCGAGTTCAATCAGCGCGGGGATGCGCTGCAAGAGCACACGGTCAGCCAGCGGATCACGCCTGTGCGTGATCGACTGACGCTCGAGGTCGGGGGCGGTCCGGTCACAGGCATCGAGTCGATCTGGTTCGACAGCGAAACCGAATACGTCTACAACCCAGACTTCTCGGGCTGGGTCGTTAGCGGTCGCAACGAAGACGGCACGGCGTACACCTTCAAGGCGGGGACGGAGTACCTCGTCACCTACCGAACCGGGTGGAGTGCTGGAGCTTCCGCATACAACTGGCAGTGGTATCGCAACTCGAGCGGGAGCTTCTCAGACCTCGACCGGCTCGGCTGGACTTTCCTAACCGGCGATCAGACCGCAACGAACGCAGACGGCGACCCGATCTTCGGAGCGTCTTCCACCGCACCTGATCGCATGATCTACGAGCTTGGCGTCGTCGCTGGCGATGACCTCAAGAGCCCGACGATCGCCCTCGACGGCAGAGCGTTCCCGTTCGTTGTCGTGCGCTCCAACCTCTCGCGCGCATCGACTACCGGGAATGCCGTCCTAGAAATGGGTTGGAAAGACGGGGACGGGCGTGACTATTACACGGGGAAGAAACGCTCCCATCGCGGCAGGAATCAAACGCCCGACCAAATCGTCGAGCGAAGCGTTTCAGGCGGACACAACAACTACCGCACAGACGTGATCGATATGGGCTTCCTCGCCGCCGGGCTGCTCGACGAGCAGCTCGAATCCCAGAACCGCGCCTGGATCGACGCCACGGTCACCGAGATCTCGATCAGGCTTTGGGCAGGAGGCGCGGACGCTCCCAACGGCGCGAAGTTCGACCTCGACTACATCAAGATCTGCGACGGCCTCGCGCGAATGCCGGAGCCTGTCCTGACGGCGGTTCTGGAGACGGCTCGCCACATCAGCGAAGGCGGCGGGTCGGGCGTCCAGGCGAAGTCGATCGGCGACTTCTCGCAGACGATGGGACCAGGCGAAGCGTCCGCAGCGATCCCGCCTTCTGCGCGAATGATGCTCGAGCCGTACCGGAGGCCAAGCTGGTGAACTTCGACCTCTTCAACAAGACCGCGGACATGATGCGCCCCGTCGCCGATTACGACGACATGGGCGGCGTCATCTATAACCTCGTGAACTTCAGCGGCACGACGCACTGCCGCATCTCTCCTGGCGTGCCGAGTGAGATCTCGAGCGGTCCGACCGAATACGCCGAGGCGACGACGATGGTCTACGTCCTACCTGGGCTGACGTATCAGCGGGACGACGAAGTCCATCACGGCGCTGCGGTCTACAAGGTGCTCGGCGTCATCGTTCCCAGCGTGCCTGACTACTACACGAAGCTCGTGTGCAAGGAGACGAGCAGTGGCGTCTAAAGTCAACGTGGATTGGAACGGCAAGGAAGCGCTCTTGAAGGCTTCTGAGCGACTGAATGCGAACGCCGAAGTCGCGGCGATGTTCCTCGAGGGGAAAGTCATTCGGTCTCTATCGAAGGGGCAGCCAGCAAAGAGAGTCGGGAAGCGCCTGGTCGGCCAGAGTCCTTCGAAGCCAGGGCAACCCCCGAGACTTCTCCACGGCAATCTTCGCAACTCGATCTATCACCGCGTCGTGCGAGGACGGCGGTCGCTTGTTATCGCGATTGGTGCGAATACGCCTTACGCAAGAGCGCTCGAGTTCGGGTACCCGAAGGGCAACCTCGAGGAGCGTCCCTACCTGCGCCCGGCAATTCGCAAGAACCGCGAGAAGGCAATCCAGAAGCTCGCTCGGGGGCTGTTCAAGTGATCGACCTGACCCGCTCGCTCGTCGACTATCTGCGCGGCGATCCGATCCTCGCGACGAAGCTCGGAGCCTTTCGCGGATACCCCTCAGTGTTCGGCGTCTCTCCGATCCCTGAACCCGCGACGACCCCGTTCATCGTGACGCAGTCGGTCGCAGACACAACGCTCGACAAGAAGAGCGGCGTGATGCGCGAGATCGAGCAGGACATCGGGATCTACGACGACGAAGACGGAAGCGTCGCAGACATCGAGTCGATCGCGGAGTACGTCCGCGAGAAGATGCGCGGCAGCTTCTCCGTTCCCGACTGGACGATCAGCACCGTCCACGTCAGCGGACCCACTATTTCGGACGTGGAAGATCTCCACGGTCGAACCCTATCCGCGAGGATCATCCTCGATCGGTAACAGCAGGAGGAAGGCCAAATGGCTGTAGACGGAAACGAGATCGGAATCATCATCGGGAGCGACCTGATCGGCTCCCAGAGAGGCGCGACCATTACGCGCAGCGCAGAGATGCTAGACGTCTCATCAAAAGAAGACGACGACGCGTTCTTCCTGGCAGGAAAGCGAACAATGAACGTCGAGTGCAACGCCTTCTATGTATCAGGAAGCACCGCTTACGCCTCGCTGGTGACCGCTTACGAGGCGGGCAGCGTCGTCACTTTGGTCTGGAGTGATAACGCCAATTCGGGATCCCCGACTGCCGTGAAGACAGTAAGCGCATTGGTTCAAAACATGAGCGTAGACGCACCCGCTCACGGACCCGCCGAGATCAGCATCTCGCTTCAGGGGACGGGAAACGTCACCTGATGAGCTTGACGGCTGACCAACTGCGAGGGCGCGCGCGCGTCCTGATCGACGGCGAAGAGCTCTTCCTTCGCTTCGATCAGGGCGCGCTCGCTCGCCTAATCGACCAGCTCGGTCTCGAGGGGCTCGTCTCGATCCCCAGTGCGGTCGCGCAGCTCGACCCGCAGACGCTCGCCGCCCTGGTTTGGGCCGGTCGTCTCTGGGAAGAGCCAGAGCTCGCGCTCGAGACCGTCGAGGGCTGGTGGTATCCCCTGCTCCCCACCTACAACGCCGCGCTCGAGGCGATCAACCTCGCGCTCTGGGGCGTCCCCGAACCGGAGCTCGAGGGAGGCAGCGACGACGACGTGGACCCTCACCACGCGGCGACTGGGACTTCGTCGCCGCGCGGCGCTTTGCAGTAGTTCGATGGAGTTGGGAAGAGGAGCGCTTCTGGAAGACGACGCCCGCCGAGTTCAACGGCTACGCCGAAGAGTACGGCGAGCAGCAGAAAGCGAGGCTCGAGCTCGCACGAGCCGCGAGCTACTGGACTGCGGCCCTGGGGCGAGCGAAGACGATCCCGCAGTTCGAGCAGTGGATGAACCCGCCGAAGCCGGGACGCGCGCTTGAGGGTGAAGAGCTGGAAGAGCGAAAAGAGCAGCACGAAGCAATCGCGGAACGGTTTCGCGAGGTGATCGAGCAGAGGGAGAACGCGCAGCATGGCGACTGAAGTAGGCGCAGTAGAGGTCGTCCTTCGAGCTCGCATCGACCAGCTCCAGCGCGACCTGAAGCGCGCCGAGGGCAGCACGAAGACGACCGCAAACCGGATGCGCGCGAATTTCGCGAAAATCGCGGCGAGCGTTCGGCAGGTCAAAGGAAACCTCGTCGGCGTCGCAGCGGTCGCGGGCGGTCTGGCGACCGGCGCGATGGCGAACCTCGCGCGGCAGGCGATCAAGACCGCGAACGACCTGGGCGACGTCGCCTC